ATTAGAAAAAAAAATAATTTTTTTTACACTTTCTTTTGAAAGAAAAAAGTTTTAAAAATAAAAAAAATTTTTAAAAAAATATATTAGAAAATACAATATTCTCGTCATTAGATTTAAATTAAACATAGTCTCTCTATAAAAAGTTCCAAAAAACATGGTGTTGCTTCGCGGGTTATGTAGGGTCATAGAGGATATCAACACAATTAGAAAAATCTCATGGATATTTTATCGGGTGGTATATCTCCACAAGACCAATTGTAAACGTAACAGTGATTATGACCATTACCCTTCAAGAACTTGGAATCACGGAGTGTACTAGGATTCAAACCAATGTCCAATGTATTGTACACGTCAAACCCAGTATTACGCGCGAGCACGACCGCCGACTTGAGATCACCACGACCCGTGTCGTAAAACATATAGGCTTGATTTATATACATTTGTGTTTTGACTGACCTATAGGGTACCGAGTAATAACTCGTGAAATGACCCTCTTCATTTAGGTATGAATACACTATCTCACATTTGGGGAGAAGCCACCGACGCACGTACGATTCATCTATCACGGGTGCGATAGAATATTGGGACATATGTTTGCGTAAGATTTCGGTAACCCTCGGTACATCACTATTGGTCATCAGCCAGTGTGTACACGACCCAGTAACCGCGTGAGGTCTTTCTCGCTCATCCGAAAATTTTGCCGAGTTGAGTTTACGCACGTTTATGAGTCTATGCCAATACGATGTCTTCGCGACGGGGGTGGGGAGTTCCGCCACAGCCGTGTATACTGCTTGCCATATACCAACCGCGTTAGCTCGTCGACGTATCTCAGATATGAGGAGTGGGGCGAGTCTTATATTTCGAATGGAGTCGTGAACACAGAGAAAGTTAATTTGTAAAACATCGAGGACTGTGTCGTGTACTCTATACTTGGTTGGTACACCAGATATGAAACCGACTAGTTTTCCACCAGACTTTGTTCGAAGACCCAAATTCCAATCGGATTCTGTGGCCCATTCCACGAAATCTTTTGAATATTTGAACGAAAAGTGGTCGTCGCGTATGTAGTGCGAAGACAAAAATTCTGATATTTCATTTATAGAACACGTCGACCATTCATAGTGTTTCGGTAGTGTAACGGGTGTTTCACTATATGTCCTAGAAGAATCAATCTCACCCACGCGTTCACGGTGATCGCATGGCATGGGTTGGGTATTCCAAAATTCATGAACCATTTGTATATTGGTGTATGTACCTTTTAAGTTGGCTTAAAGTTTTGGGTACACATTAACTCAGAAATGTCGCTTGAACAAGATTACACCACCGTTCCCGGTCAGCTCTTTGCTTGCCTTTCCGTTGTTGGACCGGAATGCCCCCAGAAGAATGATAAATTTGGTATTAAAATACGAGGAGCTTTCAATTCCAGAGACGAAGCCGCGAGTCACGCGCAGCGTCTTCAAAAGGAAGACGCCACCTTTGATATTTATGTCGTGGACATGTACAAATGGTTGTTGATTCCACCGGACGCAACCGCTATAGAGGACGTTCATTATACGAATGAAAAATTAGAGGAGCTCATGTCGGGGTATAAGGAAAATCAACAAATGGCCGCGAAGATGTTCGCTGAGCGTAAGAGAGATATGATGGAGAGTCCAAATGACACGTACATTAAGCCAGGTGACGAGAATTCCAAATTTTACACGAAACCAGATGAACCACCCATCAGTCACCCAGCTGAGGTTTTGGAGCGCCTTAAGAAGGAAAAGCCGGACGCTGATATGGAAGAACTCGTGAAGGAAGCCGATAAGATCGTCGCTGATGAAATTGAGGAGCGACGTAAGAAGCGAGAGGCTGAGGCTGAGGCTGAGGCCGAGGCTGAGAGTGTCGAAGTGAACTCTGCGTAAATAAACAAAAAGATATAATGCTGATCGGTACCCCTGATCACCATTATTGTATATATTCTGGTTAAGTGTGTGGGCACAAAACACTTAAACGGAACACGTTTTTATCCTGGACGAAGAATGACCGGTTGCATGGTCTTACCCATGAAAAATCCTAAAATGAAAGCTACGAATACGACTATGTACGCGGTTTTGTCGAGATTTGAAAAGATATCAATCTTTTCTTGATATTGCATCTGTTGAGGTGGAGGTGGAGGCGGAGGTGGAGGGTAGTAATACATGGGTTCTTGTTCATGTTGTTCATCCTCCATTTGTTCTTCTTTTTCGAGTACATCCGGGGTATACTCGAGTGGATTTCCTATATCACTCTCCATTTATAAATTCGCGTTTTATTTTTTTAAGTACATTATTCCTCATCTTCATCCTCATCATCGACAATAAATCCAGCTAAATTACCATTTTCATCCGCATCATCTTCACCATCGGACTCCGATTCGGATTCAGATTCTGAATCGTAATCATCTTCATTGAAATCCGAGTCCTCGTCGTCTGTGTAATCGTCCTCAATTTCTTCAAATATTTCAAGACGCTCCGGTGGTTTAGAAACTCGACCGGAGCGAGTTCTAATATTAGACATTTTATATTATATATTCATTACATCTTTAAGTTATGCAACCGTTCTATTACTGCGTTTAATTTACTCATTATTTCTTCGTTTTTAGAGTACATACCGAGCTCTTCTAGATTATGTATGGCCCGTTCCATGAGTTTATGTGAAATGTCCACATGACGCTTGAATTCCACCGCCATGTGTAGATTCGAATTGAATTCTCTGTAGAGTATCCCGTTTACGTGTGCATATTCACGAACCTCTCTCATGATTTCTTCGACCGGATCGAGTTTTATGTTTATTTTTGCTATTCTCGACGATACATAAATCATCGCCAATAAAATAACTACGGCTAACATATTTATAATTTAGATGTTATCTTATCTATAAGCCTGTGTTTTCTATTCGTACATTTACAAACTTTTTGAATCTCATCTTTGAATATCGAAAATTCCGATCGCATGGAACACACGGGGCACACGTGATTCGTTTTCACGAGCTTCTTTTTGCCTTTCACATTCTCTATAGTGTGTATTTCCAGATTATCATCTTGAATCATGTATTTTTTGATATACGTTTTAAGGTCTTCGCGTACGTCACATTTTGGTTTTTCGATTGGCTTTTTCTTTGGGAGTGACCTAAATTTCTTCACTTGTAATTTTTCGACTATGTTTGGGGGTAATTGGTGTCTTCGCCCCGAGAAATCTTTACAAAACCCATAGAATCGACCTCTCATCGTTTCGCATCTACAAAAGCACTTTTGTAATATCGTGTCACCTGATATATGAAACCATACGTGATTTGACATGTGATTTCTTTTTGTGTTTTCACAATACCTTGACGTCGTGGCGACGAGGTAACTGTTCTTTTCTCGGTACAGATTCTTTACACGGGCATCAGTCTGTCCTTCCATATGTCGACGTATGAACGTTTCGAGCAACGCACACGTTTCCGGGTCTTTGAGTTCATCTTTCAACTGGTTCGCCGTGAACGAACCTTCTTTCCTTTTCTGTGCACCTTCGATTATTCTGGGGTCGGTGCATTCAGTCCTAAGAGTCGCCATATTCATGAGTTCTACGGTTGGTTCCGGTGACACCTTTTGGAACATGGCGAGAGGTCCATGTTTATACAAAAGTATAGGTAGGTACTCACTTTGCGTTTGCTTTCCTCTATCACATTCCGAGCACCCCTTACCATTACACGCTTTGTGCGTTACCATTTTATGTGAAAATGGCATTCGAAAACCACTCCCACGCGTGTTTCGTTCACTACTTCCATACACGGACAAATCGACTATTTCGTTCCAGTCTTTTGATCCATACGCTATGTTGAGTGTGTTTATGATGTGTTCTCTGAGAGCTAACGCCGACGATCTATTCACTGGAAAATCCGGCCAATTTATGTGTACGCCCGTTTTCATGAAATCGTCCACCTTCTTTGGTTTTGATACACACACGAGCGCATCCTTGCCCCCATGCTTACTCACCCTGTCGCATATGACTTTACACACGCGGTTAATTTCTTCTACCGTGAGAATATCGTCATCTTTGTAATCGAGGTCAACGAAAAAATTATATGCATCGATCGTCTTTTGCTCCACGAGATATATCTTCTCGTTCGATTTGATGCACTCGACGTATTTTTCATAAAATTCAGTCAATCTATCAAATGGTACGGACAACACGCCGCCGTCCATGAACACATGTGATGGATTGGGGTTCTTTTCAAAGAAGCCATGACTCTTGCACCACTCCTTGAACATACTTACTATTAGTTCGCGTAATTCTTTTAATCTTCTTCAAAGCTTCTCCACATCGACTTCCTAAATGACACATCTGGCTGTGTTGCTTCATCTTCTGTTAGTTTTTTCTTCAACACTAAAAGTTCATACACCTTATCTTCCTTGTGCTCTTCGATGTATTCGTTTGCACGCGTTGGCGTGTATGAATGTCTATTGACGAGCAAATCATGTATTTGCATTAAAATGTAGCTCTTCGACTTCATTATTTTATAGCAAAGGATTTTCTATTCAAAGATGTAACACATGTATAGAATTCGGGATTTTCGAGTACATTTTTAGTGATACGATCCCATTGCTTCTTCATCCTGAATTCCTGGAGTGTATCGAACGACATGAAATCATTTTCGTCGTGCGTACGCTTAATAGGTTGTTTTTGTATTTTTTTAGCTATCGTCTTCTGTTTCTCATCGTTGAACTTCTTCACGAGATCGACCTGTTCGGGTTTCGTGTAATTCACAAAAAACACAAAGACGTTATATTCCAACTCAACAGTTGGACTTTCTTTTACTATAAATTTAAATTCCGTATACTCGCCTTTCTTCAAAGAAACGACACCACGCGTTTCTTCTTCAAGTTCTCGAAGGGCACACCGAATTGGATTGAAAATCTCTCTTCGGCGACATCCTCCGGTCACGAATATCCAGTCTTTAAAGCGCTTATCTCTCACCGTTAGGAATTTGGGTTTGTCGCTCGTAAATGTTACTGGTACCGCTATCGCTTTATATTTCTTCATTGCGCTGATTGCAAGTTATAATCTTCGGAGATGTTAATTTTCTTTGGACTCGGCAACATTATTGATTACGACCTCTTCCTCATCCTCTTCATCGTGTTCTTGGATAACACGTTGTTGAGTGGGTGGTGGTGGTGTGTGCGCTTGAACGATTTTATTACAGAAACCTTTGATACCTTCGATATCACTCTTAGCTTGTGTAAACTCCTTGTACATATAAACGGTGGCCGCAATGCACAAAATAACAGCTACAATAGTCAGAGTCTCTCTATCGAACGAGATCATGCTTTTGTGTAATAGAAACGTTGAATTTTTTTAAGTAGCTTCCTCCTGATTAATGGGGGAAATGAATTTTTCAAGTGTCCTGGATTTTGGGTCGTACGTGAGTACAAACACAAACCCTAGAAGAAACAAATACTTCCAAAGCATTTGATATTAGTGTCTAATTTAATTAGAGTACATCAAACCACCCATACCGTTTTCAATACGCATAATATTATAGTTCACAGCGTACACGTCTTGGCCAGCGGTAAAGGTACCACCGGTGGAGACGAGACGCGCCGAGTCGAGACGACTGAAATTGAGCGAACCAGTTGGCTGAAGCTTCGCGGTCTCGAGGCAGAATGGATACAAGAAGTAGTTACCCGCATCACCCGACGCACCCGAAACAGTTTCGGCGGCGGTGTGGTAATACAAGGGCGCTTCAGTGTAATGTGGGACGGTTGGCTTGGAATCGGTAACATCGGTACCGTTGATTTGGAGCTTCATAGAACCAGTGGCGATACCGAGTGCGGCACCAGTGAACAAGTTAGTCGAAGCCAAGAGCTTGACGGGGTGGTTGAAGTTGAGTTCTTGCATGGCGCTACCCGACGCGATAGACTTTTGCGTTTGGGTAATGATCATGTTTTGTGGAGTACCCGCCAAAGTGGTGCGTTCATCGGTATCCAAGTAGATGTATTGCGCGTGAACTTCATAATCAGTGGCCGCTGGAGTATCCCAGGTAATTCGCAATTCGACATCGTGGTACTGGAGCGCGATCAATGGGATCGCGGATTGCCAGTTTTCACAGAAAGAGAATCGAAGGGGATAGAATCGAGTTTCGAGCGTCGCAGAACGATCTGGACCCTTGCTCGTGTTTTGGGCGAGGATAGATGGGGCGATGTACTGAGAAAAGTGAGACGATTGGTCATCGATGACCTGGCCACCGACCAACCACTCGACCTTCTTAATTCGGGAAGCCCATTCAGACTTGTTGAGAGGGGCTGGGGTGCGCTGCGTGATGTAGCAGTATCCGAGGAGATCCCCCTTGCGTTCGAAACGAACGGTGGAGATACCGCCAGCAGTTGGAACGCCCTGGAGCACCTGGCGTTCTACGGTTTGGGCAAAATTTGTGTGACGTCGATAGTTAGACCTGAAAAAACTGACTTCAGGCTGGCCGACGAGGTGGGCATCCTGGGCACCGACGGCGACGAGTTGGGCAATACCACCAGACATTTTATATATATTGAGGTTATTTTTTTAAATGGTTATCTTTACATGATGGTGCTACATCATGTAAAGATAACGAGAAGTTGTTTCGATCAACTGACTTCCGGGTTATGAGCCCGACACGCTTCCACTGCGTCATCCCGTTTGTTGCGCCCGACGCGATTTGAACGCGCGATCTCCTCCTTACTAAGGAGGCGCATTAACCACTATGCTACGGGTGCGTTCTCCGCCTCTGGGTTTCGATCCCAGTACCTCACGGTTAACAGCCGTATGCTCTTCCAATTGAGCTAAGGCGGAATGGTCCGGCCTACCCGATTCGAACGGGTGACCCGCTGATAACAATTTTTACATTGCAAATTTAGTATTATGTACTACAGTCAGCTGCTCTTCCATCTGAGCTAAGGCCGGATAAGCTCCCACCTGGACTCGAACCAGGGTTATTGGATTCAAAGTCCAAGGTGATGACCACTACACTATGAGAGCTTATGTGAAGAAAGGCTACACCTCCTCTTCATCATTAATAGTGTTATTTTCTTTAACCTCCTTTGTATATTTAAAATGATACATCACTAACGAAAACAATCCCGCCGATACATTCGTGATAGTCATGGGAATTACATTGTAATGTATGGAATATACGAGTGCAAACGTACTCGCAACGAGATTAAGGTGTAAAAATGTGTAATTTATCGCTTTTGCGTCCTGATTACGATACACATGTGTCACCTCTGGGATAAACATGAGTGTTATGAGTATTGAACTTGTGAAACCCAACACATCTACAACATTCATTCAACTTATTTGAGTTACCCCTTTTCAGTTTAAGCCCCTT